TTTGAAGATACGAACAAAGGTGAGCCTACTGGCATCATGTTGCCGTATGTGGTGTCGATTGATCTGTCATCTCGCACGATACTGTCAATACGACGTAACTGGTATGAGACCGATGAGCGCAAGATGAAGCGCGATCACTTCGTTCACTACCAGTATATGCCTGGATTAGGCTTCTACGGGTTTGGTTTGATCCACATGATTGGTGGATTGGCGAAATCTGCTACCTCTTTGCTCCGTCAACTGGTTGATGCAGGCACACTTGCCAACTTACCAGGTGGCTTGAAGGCTCGAGGTCTAAGAATTAAGGGTGATGACACCCCGATCATGCCAGGTGAGTTCCGAGATGTGGACGTTCCTGGTGGATCGATCAAAGAAAACATCAGTTTTTTGCCCTACAAAGAGCCAAGTACTGTTTTGTACCAGCTTATGGGCGACATTGTTGAGGAAGGCAGACGGTTTGCGTCGGCGGCAGACGTAAAAGCAGCGGATATGAACGCTGAAGCACCTGTTGGCACCACCTTGGCGATACTAGAACGCTCTATGAAGGTGATGAGTGCGGTTCAAGCGCGTCTACATGCCTCTATGCGTAGTGAATTACGGCTGTTATCCAACGTTGTGCGTGATTTTGGGCCTGAATCGTACCCATACGACGAAGAAAACAAGCCAATGGTGGCTGAAGACTTCGATGATCGGGTAGATATCATCCCAGTTAGCGATCCAAACGCCGGAACGATGGCTCAGCGCATCATGCAGTACCAAGCGGCACTACAATTAGCGCAACAAGCGCCAGAAATGTACGACATGCCGCTATTACACCGGCAAATGCTGGAAATCTTGAACATTCGGGACGCAGATAAGATCGTTCCAACGGATGATGACCAAGAACCGACTGATCCGATCACTGAAAACATGAATATGATCAACGGTAAGCCTGTTAAAGCGTTTGCCTACCAAGATCACGAAGCTCACATCCAAGCGCACAAGGCAATGGCAGAAGATCCCAAGGTTATGGAGATCATGTCCAAGAGTCCTAACGCTAAGAAGGCTATGGCAGAGCTTGCAGCCCACGTTCAAGAGCATTTGGCGTTCCAGTACCGGCTTGAGATTGAAAAGCAGCTTGGATTCGAGTTGCCACCTCCTGGAGAGCCGCTGCCTGAAGATATTGAGTTCAGAATCTCTAGATTGGCGGGTCAAGCCGCTGAACAGTTGAAAGGTTCTAACCAGCAACAGGCTCAACAGCAGAAAGCACAACAGCAATCGCAAGACCCCATCATCCAGATGCAGCAAAAAGAGTTGCAAATCAAAGAGATGGAAGCACAGACTAGGGCACAGTCCGAAATGGGCAGATTGCAGCTTGATGCTCAAAAGGCTATGGCTAGAGCAGACCTTGATCAGCAACGGCTAGATCAACAAGCAGAGATTGAGCAGGCAAGGCTTGGTGTAAAGATTGCTGAGCAAGAATCTAAAGACCAAGTAGAAGGTTTGAAGGCTGGGATACAGATAGCGAAAGAAGTGTTTGATGAATAACGCTTCTCAGAATGTATTTGATTACATGAGAGACCATTTACGGGTTCAAATGAACGAGTATGCAGATCATGTAAGCGGCGGGGCATGCAAAGACTTCAACGAGTACGCAAAGATATGCGGAATCATTGAAGGTTTAGCCCTAGCTGAGCGGGAAATTCTAGACTTGAAGTCAAGATTCGAGTCTGAATAACGCCGCATGAAGCGGTGCAAGCGACTCTGGACGCTTTTTTCCAGTGCAGAAGGTAATACTAATGTCTGAAGCATTAGCACAAGGTGAGGTGGGATCGGTATCGATTTCTCCAGAGCCAGTAACCGAGGACAACGAGCCTCGCTCGGCGCAGCAGTTGCCGGAACCGAAAGGTTATAAGCTGTTAATCGCTCTACCTGAGCCTGATGAAATGACTGAGGGAGGCATCTTAAAAGCTGCCAAAACTCTGCAAGACGAAGAGGTAGGGTCTATTGTCGGCATGGTTCTGAAGCTCGGAGCAGATGCTTATAATGACCCTAAGCGATTCCCTTCCGGCCCTTTGTGTAAGGAAGGCGACTGGATTCTTATGCGTTCTTATTCAGGCACCCGATTCAAGGTGCATGGTAAGGAGTTTCGGTTGATCAACGATGATTCTGTTGAAGCCACTGTAGAAGATCCAAGGGGGATTATTAAGGTATGAGTGAAGCACAAATGGAGCCGGAAGCTCCTGAAACAACTTCCGCAGAAGAAAAGTTCTTTGGCGTCCGTACACAGATCGGTAAAAGCCGAGATGAAGTGTCACCAGACTCTGATATAGAACTGGAAATCATTGATGACCGCAGTGCAGAAGATCGTCGGCCTCCAAAGTCTGAGGCGTTATCTGATGATGAAGACGATGATGAGCTAGAAGGTTACAGCGAAAAGGTTCAAAAGCGAATCAACAAGCTTCGTTACGAACAACACGAAGAGCGGCGACAACGCGAAGCCGCTGAAAAGATGCGTGAAGAAGCTGTGCGGGTTGCTCAACAGCTTGCCTCGAAGAATAAAGAGATGGAATCTCTGATCAATCGTGGTGAGGGAGCGTTAGTCGCTCAGATAAAGCAACGCGCAGAACTCTCTTTGCAACAAGCCCGTGATAGCTACAAGAAGGCGTATGAGGAAGGCGATACTGATAACCTAGTATCTGCACAAGAAACCCTCACAAGAGCGCAAGCAGAGCTACATGAGGCCGAGAGATACGAAACAAACGTCGCATCTCAACAAGCTCAACGGGAGCAGTACGAACAACAGTCGTATCAGCAACAAGTCGCTGAACAGGCTGTACAGAATGTTGCTCAACAACAGCCGCCACAGGTAGATCCTGAAGCTGCAAGTTGGGCGCAAAAGAACTCTTGGTTCATGCAGGATGGCTTTGAAGAAATGACAAGCCTTGCTTATGGCACACATGCCGCTTTGATAAAGCGAGGCATCCAGCCTAACAGCCAAGAGTATTTCCGACAGATTGATTCTCGTCTGAGACAAGCTTTCCCAGACTATGATTGGCAGGATAATGGCGACACATATGGGCGTGACGCATCCGTGACTGCTAATCAACCCTCGACGGTGGTGGCACCCTCCGCAAGGAGCAACGGTGCTAAACCGCGCAAAATACGGCTAACGTCCACCCAGCTTTCTCTCGCTAAGAGGTTGGGTTTAACCCCTGAACAGTACGCGAGGCAACTCGCAAAGGAGACCTCGTAATGTCTGAAGAGCGCACACCAAGAAAATCAACTTCTCGTAAAGTAGATGAAAGACCGACTGACACATGGAAGCCTGCCGCAATCCTGCCTGACCCAGAGCCACAAGATGGTTATGTGTTTCGGTGGGTTAAGACATCGCTTCTTGGTCAATCCGACAACACCCATGTTTCTAAAATGTTCAGAGAAGGTTGGTCGCCCGTAAAGGCTGAAGACCATCCTGAACTAATGCTGACTTCCGATATAGGATCTCAGTTTGAAGGCAACATTGAGGTTGGTGGATTGTTGTTGTGCAAAGCACCAGAGGAAACAATGGCTGCTAGAACGCAACATTTCCAGAACATAGCGGAAAACCAAATGTCATCGGTTGATAACAACTACCTAAGAGAAAGCGACCCTAGAATGCCTATGCTCAATCCAGAGCGTAGCACTAGGACTACTTTTGGAAGAAACTAACTCTTAGCAGGGGTTAGTTATTATTAACTAGGAGGCCATTATGGCTACTGTTGCTACCCCTATGGGTGCCGAACCAGTTGATACTTTAAGTGCGAGCGGCTCGTTCACGGGAAAAGTTCGTCACATTAAGATCGCTAATGCTTATGGAACCGCCATTTTCTATGGTGATTTCGTAAAGCTGGTTGCTGCTGGCACCGTTGAAAAAGCCGCTGTAACAACTTCTGTTGCTGCTGGCACTGTTGGTATCTTTGTAGGCTGCGCTTACACAGACCCATCAACAAACCAAAAGACGTTTAACCAACAATTCCCAGCATCTACGGCTGCTGACGATATCGTTGCTTACGTTGTCGATGATCCTAAGTTGTTGTTCCGTATGCAGGGTGATGAGGCTATTGCTCAAACCGGCCTTGGAAACAACATCTCAGCGGTTAACACTGCTGGATCAACCTCAATCGGTCGAAGCAAGAACGCCCTAGACGGCGGCTCTATCGCTACGACTAATACCCTACCACTGCGTGTCGTTGATTTCGTAGATGGCCCATCAAGCACCGTAGGTGATGCATTCACAGATTGCATCGTTACCTATCTGCCCTTGAGCCACGC